CTCATTTCAGGGCGTCCAGAATGGCGCTGATCTTGGCGTTCAGGGACGCAATGGCGTTCTTGGTCGCCGTGTCGCTGATCGCCGCGATTGTGCCGCTGGCGGTTCCGCCAGAATTATCGGTCAGTTTCGATAGAGCCGCTACCTCCGAACGAGACAGCGAGCGGGGAAGTCCCTTGCTCATGGTGAAGTCCTTTCCAGTTCAGGAGGTTGGATTATCCGGCGTCTTCGACAAGGACGCCCGTGAATGTGCCGTCGTCTTCGGTTGCGCCGCCTGCGGTGACGAGCCGGGCCAAAAGCAGCTCTGCCCGGCGTTCGGTCATGCCGGTCACGCCGGCCGCCACCTGAGCGGCGGTCGCTGGGCCATCAGAAGCCAGAAACAGCAGCGTGGCGACGGCATTCCCGACCGCTTCCTGATAGTCGTCGGCGGACAGGACACCCCTGCGGGTGTTGTTTTCATCGTACCAGATGGTCATGATGATGATCCTTTCAGGGAAAGAGCGAGGGCGGCCGGAACCGCCCTCTGCCCGTCAGCCGTTGGTCAGGAGGTAGGCAAGCGGGATTTGCTTGCGCTCCGGGTAGACGCGATCCCAGTTCGAAGCCGTTTCGAGTTCGGCGTTCGTCGGGAACTCGCCGGCAACGGAGTCATCCTGCCAGGCGATGCCGTACGGATGCAGGACGAACTGGCGGCGGGCGTAGAGAATATCCCCGCCGAAGCCCATGCCCTGGTCCGGCTTGCGATCGACCTCGATGTTCGGAGACGGCGAGGTCGGAGCCTCGTTCCAGCAGATGGCGTTGCGACCGATCAGGTACGTGAAGTACTTGGTGCGATTCGATCCGACCGTGGTCCCCACGCCGTCATCCTTGACCACGCGGTAGCCGAGATACGTCGGGAAACGTACCTTGCCGTCGCTGTCGGGGATGAAGTCGATAAGGTTCTGCTTGGCGAGGTTGTTGTACACGACCGAATGCATGATGATCGTGTCCAGACCATCCGAAGCATCGCCCATCGTCTGAGCGGCGTCCAGAATGGCCTCTGCCGAAATGCGCTCGGCAGGAGCAATCGCCCCACTGGCGTCCGTGCCAATGTCGCGCACCATGTCGCCGCTGTCGTTGGCGACGTTGTCGGCATAGACGCCCTTGAGCGTCGAGACCAGAATGCGCTGGAACTGGCGGGTCCAGTAGTCGGACACGCGGTCAGCAATGCGGCGCATCGGGTCGTCACCGGCCAGCAGGCCCGACAGACGCATGGAAGACCATGCCTCGGTGCGCACCTGACGAGCCGCAACGTCCTTGCCAGCCCCGAGCTTCTCGGGAACGATCAGGGAAGCCGGGTCGTCATTGGCGATGTTGGACGCGGTGTTGTCCAGGTCCTTCCAGAACGGGACATTCGCCGTGCGACCGCCACCAGCAAGGAAGTTCGCCATGTTGGAGTCGTTGACGAGAATGCCCGAGTTGAAGATCGCGGACTTCTCCATCGTGTTCTTCACGATGTACTGGTAAAAAATTTCCGGGACGATCACGTCCGAGAGGCGAGTGGTAGCCATCGGTCTAACCTTTCATGGATGGCGGCTACAGCCCGTAATCGCTCGGCTTCTTGCCGGCAGCGAGGATGAGGGCCTTGGCCTTTCTCGGGTCGGAGCGAAGGGCTTCGCCCTGCTTTGTCAGGTTGAAGTTGGCGCCATCGGAGAATGGATTGTTGAGCGCCCCGCTGGCGTTGGTCGCCATCGTGTCCTCAGCGTAGAGTTCCTTGCCGACCTTCGAGAGCGCCTTCGCCAGAGTGGCGTTGCGCACCGCACCGTCTGCCCCCAGCGCGCCTAGCTCGACCAACGCCGATTTCAGCCCAAGCTGGGTGACGGCGCGAGACATAAGCTCGACGTTCTGTTTGTAGGACGACGTGTCAGCGTCTCCCCATTCCGACACAAGTTCGCGGTGCGTGTCGCCTTCGCGCTTCGCAGCCGCTTCCTTCGCCGCGCCAAATGCGCCGGCCTGGTAGCCGACGAACTTGTCATGGAGCGTCTGGGCCTGTCGCGGGGTCAGCCCCGCTTCATGCGCCCAGTTTCGGAACTCAATCGCGCTCTTCTCATCGTAGGGGAAATCCTGAGGAACGGCCTCGGCATTGAGCTTAAGCTCGTAGCCGTCCGCCTTCTCGGGACGCCCCAGCTTCTGATAGAACGCGTTCCAGTCATCCGCCGTGGCGTTTTCACCCGGCAGTTGCAGGCCTTTGCTCGCGTGGGTTTGAAGTTCGCGATACGATTTCAGCGCATCGTCAGGTGTGGCCCACTGCTTCGCTTCGACAAGAGCGCGGTTTTCTTCGGTTTGAAGGCCTGCCGCCCATGTCTTGCCATCGCCGTTTGACCCTTGATCGGCAACGACAGTTGTTGCAGTCGCGGTTGTCTGCGGTGCGGTAGCCGTAGCCGCCGCATCCACAGGCCCATTCGCCTGTTCCATGATTTTTCCTTTGGGTTTAGTCGATTTCGCTTTCGCGACGGGCGGCTTCTTCCAGCGCCGCCAACTGCTCGTCCGTCAGGGACAAGAAGTGGAGCACACGACCGAAGGCCGCGCGCAAACCTGCCGAATATGCCGCCTGATACGCCGTCAGGTCGGCTCCGGGTGGCTCAACCCGGTAATATCCTGTGTAGTCAGCCAGATCGGCCAGCACTATTTCCTGCTGCTCACCCGGCTTGTTGAACAAATCCCGATAGGCGAACGCGACATGCTGCTCTGCCGCGCTCACACCCTGCTTGAGATAGAGCGCACGGGACCGCCATTTCATGCGGCGTTGGCCTGCATTGCAGCCTGAATGGCCGGGGTTGCCTGTCCTGCGGCCTTGGCGAGGCTTTCCGTCGCCATGAGACCAGCCTGATTAGCCGCCTGCTGTTCTCTGGCCTGCCTGCGCTGCGCCACTTCCTCATCGGTGCGGAACATCTTGCGCGGCGCGCCTCTGATCTCACGGACCAGTTCAAGCGTTTCGTCGTGGTCAATGCGGTCCAGAATGTCGCCCGCAACCTCCGGCCCGTATTGAGCAAGCGCCCCCGCCATCTGGGTTACGCTCTCGACGCCCTGCAATTCCTGCATTCTACGGAGCCGGGAGAGTGGCCCCGTCGCCCTTACGCCCACGTTCTTGCCAGTAACCGTCTCAGGCGGCGTGAGCGGCGTTCCCGGCTCGAAGGCTCCCTTGCGCTGGACGATATCCAGTTCGCGTTCCGTCGCCTTGCTGAGCGCGCTTTCCATCTTCGCGCCAGCGGGTCCAAGAAGTTCGCCCTTCTCGTTCGCTCTGATAATCGCCTCGGTGGCGGTCATCTGCGGGTTCTGCACGAGCGTCTGGAACAGATCGACATATGCCGATCTCCTTATCCCCTGACGCTTCAACTCCATCAGGTTTTCAGCGAATGACGGGTTTTGCGCCTGAATGATCGGCTGGGCCTTGAGCCGTCCGCTGTCATCGATATAGCCGGGGTTTACAGCGCCGGGATTGAGGTTGAGGCGCTGGTTGTACATCCCCGGCATAGTTGCCATCGGCGGCTTCACCCACTGCTGCGATGCCTGCAAGGCCGTCTTGTTCATGGCCTGCAACATCTTCACATCGCCAAGAACCGACATAATTGGCGACTGACCATAAGGCGAGTTATCGACCTGATCCCACCACATGACCTGGTAGGGAAAGGTGAAGAACCCAGCGTCCTTGATGAGGTGCTTGGTATCGATTTCCGCCCAGAACGATGCGAACGGCTGGCCCGAGCGCTTGGTTTTGTAATCGTCCACCTCCTCGCGCGGCAGCACCGCATGCATGAAGGTGAACATATCCTCCGAGCGCTTGAGATCGCCGGCAGCAGACCGAAGCTTGTCCGAAAGATTGCCCGCCCCGAAGTAGGATGCCGCCTGCCTGGCAGTCATCTCCGTAATGCGGATGCAGCGGTCCACCTCGTCAAAGCCATCGATGCCGAGATAGCAGTCAATGACAGGGACAAAGCGGTAGAACACAGGCACGGCTGCGGGATCGATGCCCTTGCGACCCATGTTTTCCTCCGAATAGAGGATGCCGGTCCCGAGCGTCACAGCCGAGCGGATGGCCTTCTGGTTCGCCAGGGCGAAGTTGCATCGCGTGTCGTAGCGAAATTCGAAATGGTAGTCCCTGAGTTTGTCCAGCCACTCCTGTTCAAGGTCGGTAGGGTCGGGCGAGAAAGGCCCATCAAGCACGAAATCCTGCCATTTCTGGGAACGGGGCGCGACAGCGCTTTCCATACCTCCGGCAAGGCGCTCGGAAGCCCATACGGCTTCACCGTCGTACAATTCCTTCGACCGGCGCGCAGCCTCAGGACCGTTCGCCAGCCCGGTCATGGACGATTTCAGCGACTGGCCCGAGAAGTCATAGCGATAGGACGCATATGGCATGGCCAGATTGACGCAATCGCGCCATGTGTCTTCCCAGTAGGACCTGTCGGCCGCCAGCTTGGACTGGAGGCTGAGAAGATCGTCAACCACGCCCATAATCAGAAGCCGCTCAGTTGAGTGCGCTTGACGTTCTGGCCAAAACTCGGGTCTCCCAGCGGAGACGTGATGATAGTGGCCGCCCTGCCCTGCTGCTGCCTGCTGATTTCAGCCTCGGTGGCGCGACGGGCCTTGGCGTCCTCCGCGTCCTTGGAAGGAACAGGCGGCGGGTCAGGCACCTTTGGAGTCGAAAAATTAAAACACATGCTCGAAATCCCTTTTCAGGAAGGCCCACAGTTCGAATGTTTCACGATTGACGCCGAACTCGGGCAGTTCGCATTCCTTGCGAGCGCCAAGACCGGACAGCCATTTGTGGGCAAGGTCATGATCCTTGAGGCTGCGGGCCTCTACTCTCGTCACGCCGGCAGACAGAACCATCTGCGGCCATTCCGCCTTAATGAACCGGGTCATAGCCGGGATGCATCGCTTGAAGCGCTTCGTCCCCCATGCCCACGCCGACAGAATATGCGGTTGCAGCGCCCCTACGCTGGATAGACCGAACGCTGCCTGCGGTTGATCCTCAAGCCATGCCGTCCAGCACCATTCAGGCCCAGAGGATAGCCACGAAAGCATGGCGGCCTGCGTAGCGTTCTCCAGAACGGCGGAAGCGAATATCTCCCTGCGGTCTTCACCCCTCAGATTTGCCGCAACAAAACAGATATCGCGGGCATTGCCGGGACGGATTTCTACCATGCATCGAGCAAATCGACGTCCGGCGCCACAAACTGCGGCTCCCACATATCCTGACCAATCGACGGCGCGGCGATAGGCTCCGCAAAGGTCATGGAAAGCGCGTCCGCGAGATCGGGCGACCGGAGCCCGCGCTTCTTCATGTCCTCTTTCTTCTCCAACTGGATGCGATTGGAGCTATCGAAGCTGTAGAGCGGGCCAGTCAGTTCGGCGGAAAGATCGATATCGGACGGGGCCAGCACTCCCCGGCCACCAAGCCAGTCTTTCATGCGTCCCCACATTTCGGCGCGCTTGTTGACGTAGCGGTTATCCTGTCCGGCCTTCGCCCCGCCGTTGACCTCGATCACCCGCATGTTGAGCATCCGAAGCCGGTCCACGACGCCGCCGCCTACGCCAACGCCGTCAACGAATATGGCGTCCGGCTTGCGAGAATTGGCAACCTCAGTCACTCGAGCGGCCAACTGCTGCGTGTCCAGTTTCTCCCACTTCATCAGATCCACAAGGACGTCTCCGTCGCGGATCGCCAGCACTGAACGGTCATCACCAAAGCGCGCCACGTCCAGACCGAACAAGATTGGCCTTGTGCCGCGCCGGAATTGCCTGTCTTGCGCCTGTTTGACCAAGTCCCAGGATATGAACTGCTGATCGGCCTGAGACTGATATTCGCCAAGCCAAACATGCGCGTACTTCGCAGGGTCCGAGTTCTTGTCACGCTCCATGTCCGAGCGCAGCGCCTCGGGGAACCACGGATTGTCGCTGTAGTTCGCCCTCACCGCGACCGAGTTAGGCAGCGGATCGCCGCGAAGCAGCCTGTCTACCGCGTCGGTCGGCTGGTCCGGGTTCCACGAAAACCACAATTCAGCGTCGTCAGAGCGGATTGTCGGTATCAGCAGGTCCAGCGACTTCTGCGTGATCGTCTGTGCTTCTTCTGCCCACGCGACGTTGAAACCCTCCAGCGACTTGATGCTCGCCGCGTTGTAGCTCTTGAGGCCGCGAAACACGAACAGGCTATCATTCGGCCCGCGTATCTCAGCGTCAGTGATATCGAACTCGCTCAGGAGGCCGTACTGGCTGATCTTGTCCTCGATAAGCTGCTTTACCGAATCCTTGATGGAGTTCTGAACCTCGCGAAGGCAAACCGCCCTCACCTGCTTCCTGAGCGATTGCAGAACAAGGAACCCGCCAAAGAAATGGCTCTTTCCGCTGCCCCTGCCTCCCCATGCGCCCTTGTACCTGGCAGGCCGCGTGAGAGGCTGGAAGACCTCCGGGAACTTAACTCTTGTCGGGTCCAACGAACTCTACCTGAAAGCGGTGCTGGACGGGGCCGCCATCCTTGCCGGTCAGTTCGGACTTGTCCGCCAGCCCCAAATCCCGTGCAATGATGTTCGGATTGAGCAGGTCCGCCGCCGCCCCGGAAAACTTCTGATCCCGGATGATTTCTTCCGCTCGCGTGACGACTGGCAAGTAATCGGGGCGCTCCCGATAATCATCCCACGTCCGACGAGCGATATCGAGGAAGATGCACATGCCCGAAATCGTCATGGCTCGCATCTTGGCTATATCGGCGCGGACAATGCCATCCTTGCCGTTGAAGACCTTTTCCTCCCTGAGCGGGTTGGCTTCTACCCACTCGAAATACTCAACCACGGCAGACCACAGATCATCCGGCTTGGCGAAGATCGGGCTGCGGCCATGAGAGGATCGCGCCTCCCATGCTTTATTGCCGGGGAGGAAGCGACCCGTTTGAGGGTCTTGGTTCGCCATTCACCTACACCCCTGATGCGTCAGGAAATACCCGAAGTCGGACTGACACCTGTCTGCGCATGATGCGAGAAGAGACAGGGCGAGGATGGCGAGGGCTTTGGTGAGCATTAGTCGCCTTCTGCCTCATG